CATGTCTGTTTGTGTACAAATGAGTAGGGCGGCATTACCAGCATGTGAAAAGCTATGGGGTATTGGTGATAGTCAAGATGGTTTCTTCTTTCAGATACGTGCTGGTGGTGATGGGGATGATTTCCGTTTGGTTTATCGGCGTTCATCTGGTGATGGCCTTGTAAAAGAAGTAATTATTCCTCGCAGTAGTTTTAATCATGACACGATGGATGGTGATGGTTTAAGTAATGCCACAATTGATTTCACCAAAAATTGCATGTATTTGGTTGAATGGGGTTGGTATGGCGCCAGCTCAGCTAGATTCTATGCATTTGTTGTAGATGATCAAACTGCACTTCCTTCAAGCGTAAAGAAAGTACCTCGTGGACGTTGGGTGTTGATGCATGAAATACTTATTCCCGATAGTTTAAATGCACCAAGCCTTGGCACTCCTATATTACCATTTACCATTGAAATTAGCAATTCTGGTTATTTAGTTGAACCGCAATTTGTTTTAAAGTATGGTCTTAGCGTACAAGTGGATGGTGGAGAATCAGAAAAAGCAGATATGTTTGGTGCTGATTTATCTAATGGTAGAGATATTGGCCCTGTAATTGGTGGTGCAAGTGCATCTCATCTTTATCCATTATTTGCTATTCGCGCTAAAGATTTTGCTCCTAATAATATTTTAAATACATTACAAGGACTTCCTAAAACGTTAAATTTATTATCAAATTATGCTACTGAATTAGCAGTATTAAGAGATGTACATTTTTCTTCTTTAGCGGAAGTTGGGCATTTCAATGGTTCATTGCCAAACAATAGCGCAGGTGATTTTGGGCTAGCAGAGTCTTTGCTAATGGGACCAGATGGCAATGGAGAGCCGTTGCTATTGCTGACACAACAGCCAGAAGCTTTGTTTTTAGCAATGCAAGATAATTATACAGCAACTGATATGGGTACATTAGAAGGTAATTTTGTAAGCCAACAAATTGTAACCGGCAAGGAACTTACTCGCGTGTATTTGGCTGCTGATAAATCAGAAACAGTAAGCCTCACTCCTATTTATGATTTAGTTCGGCAATCAATCACTACTGAATATGACAGTAAGTTTGATTTTCCTACTGCTAATGAAGATTATCAAGTTACAAATATTGCAGGTAATGGCACCATTACTTTAGATAGAAAACATTCTTTAGAAATTGGTTTCCGTTTTATTATTAACAATACTACTTTCTATGTACGAACAGTACCAGGCGTATTTACGTTAACACTTGCCACATCTCGCGGTGGTGCATTGTATAATAATTATGCTGCTGCTGGTATTACAGCTCCAGTGTTTGGTCGTGGTTTCTATGATGTAATCATTGATAATGCCATTGCTTCTCGTGCACGTCCTATAGATCAAGGTGTAATAGTATTTGCAGCGCGACGATTAGTTGATACATTCTTAGCCATTGATCTTACTGAAAAAGATGCAGAATGGATGACAGTAAGGAATGCAACGACCACCAATACTTATAATGTAATTACCCCTGCGCCAGAAGTGCGGGCATTCCTTAACTACGGCCTGCGGTAAACAAACATGGCTAATGGCAGCGACATTGTAAATTTAGCAAGCACGGGCTTGCCGGATGATCTCACGGATAGAGCTTATGCATTTTGCATTGGCACTCAACTTTTGCAAACGCCTTCGTTTGACCCTCGTAATGGCAACATTAGTTTTAAGGTAGTTCCTAATGCGTTTAGGGCAGCATTATCAGGTAATACTTTTGCTACGACAGCACTTGGGTTATCTACTAATGCTAATATTTCGCAACTTGCAGCTTGGACTTCTGTTGATCAAATTGCTGATAATGGATCAGCTTATGGTGTTTATGGATTGGGGTTTGCTGAAAATATAAACAATGGCACATTAGTAAATGTAACAACTGCAGGTCAATCAATTGCTAGTGTAGCAAAAGAACGAATTGGTAGTGGCGTCAGCGTTGCATTTGATACCTTCCAGAGTGCTAGCCATGGCTATGGGCTAGGAGATGCAGTGGTTATTTATAGCGGAAATACTCCTACACCATTGCAATTAAATGTTAAATATTTTGTTATTCCATCAGGCAGTAATGCATTCTTATTGTCAGCAAGTTATAGCGGTGCTGTTGCCGGTAGTGGCATTGATATTACGGTTAGCGGTGGTCCTGTTTACTTACGTAGCGATGATGAATGGAAGATTAAACGTGACGGAATAACAGGAGTGGTGCAAATTTTACGTAATGAAAATTTAGCTCATACCTTTGCTACGACTACATTGGAATCATTAAGACCATTCTTTTGGACGAGAGAGCGCACGGTAAGTGCTAACATACCAGTATTCAAGGCAATAAAAGTTAGCGGGGCTTCCTAAGCAATGGCTCAAAATAGACTTATCACGGATTTGGTTGAATTAGTCAACCCGTCGAATGGCGATTTGTTGGTAATTGTTGATAATACAACAGATCCAACACTTTCTACTACCAAGAAAATCACTTATGCGAATCTTGTAGAAGATCTGCAAGACATGATTGATTTGCTTGTGGTGGAAGGCACAGGCATTATTGCTTCTTATAACGATGGCGGTAATGTTTTAACGCTTAGTGTTAGTGGCGATACAACAACACAACGCACTATTTATAGTAATACTGGCAGTGTTATTGGCACTCGTCAGCAATTAAATTTAATTCCAGGTGCAAGTATTACAGTTGCTGGCGCTGATAATGCTGGCAGTAATCGCGTTGATGTGACTGTTAATACCACAGCAGTTTCTACTGGTATTACGCTTTCTGGTACTGGCAGCCCTATAAGCACTCTTTCCAGCGTTAGTACACTTGGCGATGGAACAAAGCAATTAAATTTCAGAGGCATTAAAGCTGGTAGCAATAAAATTAATATTGTTAGTGGTGATAGTGGCAATACAATTTCCATTGATGTTGTACCTAGCGGCATTGATATTAACTCTTTAAATGTCGCCTCACCTTTAGGAGTAGCCTTGGGTGGCACTAACGCTACAACCGCTAGTGGAGCGCGAGCAAGCCTTGGTGCAGCGCAACTTGGCACCAATGCTGATATAACCGACATTACTGGCTTAACAACGCCTTTAACTGTTGGGCAAGGTGGCACTAATGCTTCAACTGCTCAAACTGCTTTATTTAGTCTTGCTGGTATTTCCACAGCAGTTAGCGTAGGTGCTGCTGGTCAATCTTTAATTTCCAATGGTAAAAGTGGTGTTGCTGGTGAATATAGAGTTGAATTAAAAAGCATTAGGGCGGCGTCATCTAAAATTGCGGTGGCAACTGTTGGTAATGATTTAACAGTAGAAGCAAATGCAAATAATATTCTTAGCGGAGCATCAGCTAATCCTAATTTCAATGGTTTCAGGCTTACTAATCTTGCTGCTCCTGTTGCTGCTTCTGATGCCGCAACAAAAGAATATGCAGATGCTGTTGCTCAAGGTTTAAGCGTAAAAGAAGCATCTCGACTTGCTTCTACGGCTAATTTTTCTGGCACTTATTATAATTCTTCCGGCACAGTTACAGCCGTCACCACTGGCGCTGATTCTCTCACCATTAATAACCACCCATTCAATGTGGGCGAACGAGTTTATATTACTACCACTGCAACATTGCCTGGTGGGCTTTCTGCACTAACTGAATATTTTATCATTGATACTGACGCTAATACAATTAAACTCGCCACAACAAAGGCAAATGCTGTTGGAGGTACTGCCATTGACCTGACTACCACTGGTAGTGGCACAATTGTCGTTGAACATACAAAATATTTGGAAGCTTCTGGTAATGGCTTATTAAGCGTAGACAGTACCAATGTGGTCGCAGGTGATCGTATTCTGCTTAAAAATCAAACTACTACTTTCCAAAATGGCATTTACGTAGTTACCGTTATTGGCAGCGTAAGTACTCCCGCAGTAGTTACTAGGGCTTTAGACGCTAATGCTCAAGGAGAGCTAGAGGCTGGTGCCTTTACTTTTATTTTTGAAGGCAACGTAAATACTGATATTGCTTTTGTACAAATTGAAAGCAATGCAATTTTAGACGTTGATCCTCTTACTTGGACAGTATTTTCTGCTGCATCTATTCCCGTTAATAGTGTTGCCAATGATCGCTTGGTACAAGTTGCGCAAGCTACCGTTAAAGGCAGACAAGCGGCTGGTGGCACTGGCAACGTTGAGGACTTAACGGCAGACCAACTTATTGCTATAGTAAATACT